CAGACCATTCAGGATAGTTTCACCGTCAAAATCTACAACAATGTCTTTAAGGCTGATAATAATGTTATTGTCCATATTCGGAACCCCTTTGCGGTAATATTCTACGTCTTTACGTAGCCAGCGCCAATTATACTACCCCGCAAAAGGTTTGTTACACTGCCTGTGAGAAAAGCAGTTACAGCAGTACATACAACGCCAGTATGATATTAGATTTGTGTTAATTTAATGCCTTGTTTTAAAATAGCATAAGTCTAACAATTCATTACATACTAAAATTAATTGTAAGTATTTTATGTATATTTGTCAATAGGTATTCAAATAAATGTGAAATAACAGTATATTTTGTAAATTTAAACAAAAAAACAGGAGCAACAGCCCCTGTTTACAATTTCATATTCAATTAACCAACAAAAATTGGCAGTTCGTTGAGGTAATACAGTTTGTCATTAGGGAAATCTGTGCCTTCACGGAGAACTGCAGCGTAACCTACAACTTCAATATCACCGATTTTTTCCAGCAGAACTTCCATAGCTTTGAATGTGCCGCCTGTGGAAACAACATCATCCATCAGCAACACTTTTTTACCGCGGATTTTTTCAGCGTCTCTGATATCCACAACCATTTTCTGAACAGCTGCTGTTGTGATAGATTTAACTTCTGTTTCGATTGCATCCAGCATATATGCTTTTTTGCCTTTTCTGAAAACAACAAAATCTTTTTCGCCCAGTTTTGTGCAAACAGCCTGTGCCAATGGAAGAACTTTTGCTTCCGGTACTACAATATAATCATAATCTACATCTTTGATTTTATCTGCCAGAACACCGGCGCAGTAATTTGTCAGTTCTGTGTCGCCCAGCAGTACAAAGCTGGCGATGTGAAGTGTTGGATGTACAGGTGCAATAATCAGGCGTTCTGTTCTGCCTGCAAGATCGATATCGTAATAAGTCTGTCCTGTGTATGCTATTTCCATAATTGTCTCCTTAACATTAGGTCAAATTATACAGTTATCTGTATTTATCATATAATAAGTATATACAATATTTAAAAATTTTTCAATATTTACTTTGTTTTTTAGTGAAATTGTTGTACAATTATTTTATTGAAAATTATAAAAAACAATACACGAGGAATATTATGTTTGCATTGGTTGCACTTATGGCCCTGTATTTAGGGGTAAGAAATATAAAAAACGCTTTTATCATTGCACCTTTTGGCCAGTGGCAGCTTATCAGCTGGTCACTGTTTGTGGTAGGTGTGCTGATGGTGCTGGCCGGTATCGCCTGTGTATGGCAGGCCAGCAAAGATTACAAAGCCAAAGAAGAGGAAAAACGGCAGAAAGAACTGGAAGAAAAGCAGAAAAGACAGCGGCAGTTTTTCTATGATGATGAAAACACATAATTTATTTTCATTTCAATGATACCCACATAATAAAATGTCATTCCGGACGCAGTGGCCACACTTATGGTCTTTTACGTTCAGAATGACATTTTTGGTTTCTATTACCGTTTTCAACTGATTTTCTCTTTAATCTTTTTCAGTATCTGCTGTTTATTTTTCAGCTGTGAAGACGGAATAGCCTGTACATAATCATAAGCATCTGTAAGAATCTGTTTGGCATACAGTTTTTCAAGAGTCTGCATCTGTACACTTTCACTCCAGGGAGTAGAGATATCCGCCTGTACCATCCATGAAAGCTGACTGACATCTATGGCTGAATAATCGAATTTTTCCATTGTGCCTGTGCTTTCTGCCGGCAGTTGCAAATACCTTTCGCCCCATTGTGTGCGGATAATATCCATAATAATCATCACGCAGTTTTCCAGAAAATCACTGAATGCAAGTTTCTGGTTTTCCAGAGGAATAGTTGCCGAGCGTTGCACTGCCAGTATGGCCGATGTGTTTTCAGGATTTACATTACCCAGCGAAGTGTCGTTTGCCCCCATAAATTCTTTTGTATAGGCTATTGTCTTTTCCACCAGGTCCATCAGCTGATTTGACATATCGTTGGCTTTGAAAGAGGTTGCCACTGCATCGTGTGGATTTCCTATCACGCCTATGGCTGCGCCCACCCTGTTTGTCCATTTATCCAGCTTGGTTTTATCAAAAAATATTTTCGGGAAAGCCATTGTCTTCTGGTGCAGCAGCGCCATCGCCCACAGTTTGTTTGCTGCAATCTGGTTTGGAATCAGATTCTCCACAACCCCGATGCCGTGATAGCTGTCTGTTCGCATATCCCAGGTGAATTTCGCTATTGGATACAAACTGCCACCCAGACATACAGGAGGTGTGATTATACAGTCTTTTGTTACCTGTGTGTACCACACCTTTCCATCCTGTTTATACAGCTGGGTAATAAGTGTAACCATCGGCAATCCTGCCGTGCAGCCTTTATCCGGCTGAATATGCTGAATATTCTGTCCGTTTTCTCTGGCTGTTTCAATTACAGTGTCCAGATATTCACGGTGTTCTATAAGTATAAATGGCTGTTTTTGCACATCCGACACATAGGGGTTGGCAAACAGCACATTTGTACCTTTCAGCAAATCGCACTTTATGGTGCCGTTATCGCTATACCAGTACAGCCAGCCGTCTCCCGTCACCAGACCGTCAAGTACTGCTTTTCTGGCCATTACATTAAGTTTGCTGGTTTCAACAACCTGCTGCAGTGCTATGTTCATAATGTCGGCAATGCGTGTATTTTCTTCGGTATGTACATAAGGATTTACAAAAACCTGTATATCCTGGCTGGCCACCATAGCTGCCAGAAACGAACACACCCTGCGTATAAAATTCAGCACAGGCTTGTCCAGGTCAGGGGCATTTACCCCTTTCCACTGGTCGCCTATATAAAAATCCTGATGAAGTGCTGTTTTAGTATAATAATCTGTCTGCAAATTGTAATCGGTACATCTGCGGTACCGCTGCATTATACCTGACAGGTCCGTATTAATTTTCAATGTTCATCTGCCCCCTTTCACTGCCGTTATAGTTAATAAGATTCTGCCACTGGGTGTTGCCGTCCTGCTTTACTGTGGCAGAAACCTGATGTGCAACAATGCTTTTCCATCGTCTGAATTCCATCAGGCAAAACACCAGCAGACCCCCCAGTAAAAGGCCTGTAATAAAATCTGTCATCTGTTTTCCTCCCTGTCTTTCAGCAGGTTTTCATATCCCAGCCAGGCCGCCAGCCACACCACACTGCCCTGTGTTACCACCGCAAACAGCATAGCAGACACCGACCGGCTGTCCAGAATCAGCCTGGTGCTCATCAGGTGCAGCATCACCACTGCCCAGGCACAAAACAACAGCAACACAGGTATAAATCTGTTTTTGATACTGCTTTTCTTTACAGCCATACCAATGCCCCATAACATAGGCACAACTATAACCAGCTGTGGGTCAATGTATTCCAATATAAGTTCTGCGTTCATATCTTCTCCTTTACATAATATGTGTCGTCAGGGTTGCTTCCAGCTTTGTCACCCTGGCCATAAGGCTGTAATGCCTTTCATCCTGTTTTTCCTGCACTCGCTTTATATCATCAATGCCGGCTTTTACATAGCCTATTTCCGATATTATAGTGGCAGTTTCCCTGGATTGTCTGGCTATATCCGCCCGGGTCGCCCTGCGTGCAGACACCACTCCCAGCACCATACCTGACACTGCGGCAAGAGTGCTGACCAGTACTGTAATTTCTATTGTCATATACTCCCCCTTGTCTGTATTTTTTCAATCCAGAAATCAATATTGTTTTTAATCATTCTGTTGTTTTCGATCACCTGGATGTATGGTACACCCAGGTTTTTGTTATGCATATTCTGCACCGCAAGGGCAGCAAGATATCTGGCTTTGTTATCATTATATTTATCAGATTTGTCTGCCATAACTTACAGTGCATCCAGAATTGACTCTATGCGTACAATCAGCTGTTCATACTGGTCCAGCTGCCGCTTCAGCAGGTCATTTTCTCTTTGCAACAGGGTAATTTTGTCATCCCTTCTGTCCTGTATATACCAGTCATAACCACCGTCTTCCATCACAATCACATCTTTGCCCACGATAAATATTTCATCAGGCTTCAACTGATTGTTGATTTTCCAGACATAGTTGCCGGTGCGGTCTTTCACTGTGGTTTTCTGCCAGCCTGTGCCTGTGAATGGCCCCAGCCCCACTTCCATATGTATGTGATTGCCCACAGCACCTGCACTGCCTTCTCGGTAAAACTTTTCTCCGAAACGGAAGATTTTACCAGGCTGAATCCCCAGCGTCTGCTTGTCCTCATTGTCTATATGCAGCAGCATAAACACCAGTTTTCGTTTTTTGCCGTCTGCACACAGCACTTCTTCCAGAGTTTCAAACCATACCGCATTATATTCACCGTACACACGCTTTACCACCACATCACAGGGGGCGTATGCCCAGTCTTTTGCTGTATCCCTGCCACCTAAATCCACAGCGTACGAGCCTGTATGCGAATAACTGGTATAGTCGATATTTCCGTTTTCATACCTGCCATAGCCCTGTGTCACACGCATATATTCCATAAAAAATTTACAACTCTGCATATTTCTCCTTTCTTTTTTCTTAAACTGTTTTTACTTCTGTGATTTCAGCCTTCGTAGCGGCTCTGCCCACATGGGAACCATAGAGCGCAAGAATCAAATAATAGTTGCCGCTGTAGGCTGTAACATCAAATGTTTCGTCCACTTCTATTGTTTTTTCTGTATCCCAGTTTGTTTTCATCCAGATGCCTTCATGTCTGTAGCCTGTTTCACTGTTCTGGGAACAGACGGACAGAGCGCCCGGGTTGGCATTTGCCTGTGGCAGTGTATCAGACAGGCAGATGCCGCAGCAGTCACCCAGACTGCCTGTCACCGTCATCTGTTTTATTCCCGTCAGGTCTACGGTGATGTACACCATGCCATAACCTTCCTCGTATGCTGTTCTGGAAATGGAAAACCCGTTTACAACCCCTGTGTTGGCAGTAAACATTGTAGTAACTGCCCGTCCCGGATATACTGTAACCACAACTGCAGACAGCTGCTGCCATTGCCCCTGCCGGCTGATATAGGCCTCTTTTCTGTTCCATTTACCATTTTCATACTGGTATATATTGGTCAGTTTCATATAAATACAGTTCTTTTTCAATATATTCATCGAATCGGAACCTGCCGCCCGGGCAGTGATATGCACCCAGCCTTCCCGTGCTGTACCGGAAGGTATCCGGGCGCTGCTGAGAGTATATCCGCTGATAGCCGCTGCCGTATTTACCCAGATAGTGTTTTCTGCCGGTGAAACAGGCTGGCTGGTACCACCCACTATCTTGAAATTCAGTATATTGCCTGCTCCACCTCCATTAAAATTTATGTTATCACCATTTCGGAAACAGTTAACCACCATACCGCTTTTAAAAAATCCGTCAGGCAGGCTTTCACCGTTTATCAGCTGTGCTGTTACCTTAACGCCGTTTATCGTAAAGCCGTCCCCCTCTGAATAACCGGCAGCTGACAAAAACTTAATATTGTCGCCACTGCCTGTCAGACTATGGGTACTGCCTGACCTTGTGTGCATATATGTGAAAAATCCGTTGTCTGCCCGGTTTACCACACCGTCAAGATCACTGTCATACCCCTGTGCCTGCATATCACCGGCACCTGCATTGAACACTGCCATTCTCAGGTCTTCTTTTGAAGCTGTGGCATCTACATTTGCATTTATTGCCGGTATTACCACTTCCCTTACCACTTCTTCCACCTTTTTCTGCATTTCAAGAGCGGACAGATTCGGTGTGTCTTCCATACCTATTACACCTACACCCTGCAAGTCTGCCTCTGTAATTTTCCTAAGTTTCATTGTACCTCCTTATCTGTAATAAGACCCTGTCGTATATTCAAACCCCAGTTCATAAAGGCCAAAAGGTTCATTTATTTCGCTGTTTTCCAGCCTGAATGCTGTTTTGTCCACATTTCTTATTCTTACTGTGCGTTTCATCAGCTTTGGTGTTTTGTCGGTGGACCAGGTGAATTTTGACCACTGTATTGCAGACCACTGAAAAAATCGTCCTGTAGTCATATCGCTGAACAGGTCTGTCCATACACCCTTTATCTGTGCCTGCACCCTGACACCTGTTCGCAGGGCGGTGGCACATACCATCCACAACCAAAAGATATTTTTATTCCTGTGGGTCATATCTCCTGTAAAATTACCTGTCTGCCACACAGCTTTTATGGCTTTGCCGTTATCATTGAAACTTTCAGGATTGTCATAGTCGGTGTAAAACCTGCCTATCCTGCCGTCTTCTGTGGCAAAGCACAGCCTGCCATCCTGCACAAACAGCAGCCTTACCTGTGGCTCTATCTTCCAGTGATAACATTCATACTGATAGTTTGAATACTCCTTGTCTTCTTCATAACTTTTCTGCAATGTGTCCAGCAAAAAGATTTCACTGCCAACTGCCAGTACATAAAAATCGTTATAGGCGGTAGCCACCGCCTTTGAAAGTGCTTTGTTGGCCAGCAGTTTCCTGTTTATAAACAGACTGCGCAGCTGGGTATAATGGTCCTGACCTGTGTCTTTTTGTGTAATGGCATAGATACCCTTTTCTGTCAGGAACAGTGCATCGTTGGCCATATTTACAAAGGTGTCAGCCGCCACCGCAGAAGGCCCCTGTAAACTGTCGCTGACAGGGTATGAAAAGTATTTCTCGTCGCCGCCATTGCACTGGCGCACAATAATATTAAGCCCTCTTTCGTTGTCTTTCCTGTGTACAAACAAACTGCTGTTTTTCACCGTATAGCCTATTACAGGGGAATTGTCACTGCCTGCCAGGTCTGTGTTGCCCACACTGAAAAACCGTGGGTTATCTCTTTGAGAAAACCACTCTCGGCCGGGATAGTCCGGATGACCGGACAAAAACAGCGTGTCTGGCTTTCCTCCTGCACCAAAAACAGTGACTACCCTGCATTTGTCCAGAATATTCCTGTCAGCCCCTGTGGATTTTGAATATGTGATGTATACATTATCCTTTCCTGTGTTTTTTGAAAGCGGGGGCGGTGTCTCAAATGTGACTGTACCCGCCAGCCTGTCAACGGTGAAACCATGGTTTTCAGTCATATCTGTCTGCGTGCCATTGTCATTTTCTATTCTCACTGTCACGTTGTCATCAGATATATACCGCTGTGACAGTATATACACAGTGGATTCACCGTCAGAGACAAAGCCTTCGGTCCTTTTGTCAGTAAGTATATTTGGCTGCTGCCAGTTTTTTCCGCCGCCTCCGGGGCTGCGTCCTGTGCAAGTCAGCGGAACAAAAGGATTATCTTTTACATTGCTGATTTTACTGCCATCAAAAACCATAAAACTTTTACTGTCCAGAATGTAAAGACTGTCTTTCAGCTGGACCGCCTGGCTGAAGCTATCTGCCGCCTGTGAATAAATCACCCTGTCATTGAGATAAAATCTTGTACCGCAATGTATAAGGCACACTCTTTCATCATCTTTCTGCAAAAAATGAATGCCGTTTATTTTTTCTTTCCATACATAGCTGTCATATTCAAAACCGGTGCGTTTGGTCACTTTGCCTACTTCACTGCGCACCATATTTATCCCATCCACACATCGCTGTGGTGAAATATTTGCAGGGGTATGGGCATAGTCCACACCTTTGAAACGGTTGTAAACATATATATTTTTATTCCGCTTTTTTCCATAAGGCTCTTTTTTCACTATGCACCTCCATATAAATCAGATATTGTACTTTCCCTGGCTTTCGCCACATTTTGCAGTGCGGTGACAAACCTGTTTCTGAAAATAGCAGACATATAACTATCCTCCCTGTCGGCTGACAGATAGCTGGCCAGACCATAAGGCAGTGCTATACTGCACAGGCCAATATCAAAATCCACATTATCAGACAGTTTTTTCACCACAACCGGCTGTGACAGCTGTTCAGTGTTTTTATACTGTCGGATATGGTTTTCTGCCACCAGGCTTTCCGCCATCGATATATTCAGCCAGGTTATTGCCAGCTGTTTGTCCGGGAACATATCCAGATATTCCCCGGCCAGTGCAAAGCCTTTGCCAATTATTTCGTATGCTGTCATATTTATCCTTTCTTTTTATTAAGGCGACTGTTACCAGCCGCCTTGTGGGGAATTATTATTTTATTTCAATTAAAATTTGTGTTCTGTTACCGCTGAATCATAGCAGCCTGTTTTTGTGCAGTATGCTTTTACAGTTGTACCTGAAGAAGCATAGGCACTGGACCCCTGCATCGCTGTGGATGAATAACGAGGGTCAGAACCGTCAATGGTATAGTAAAATTTTACACCTGATGTTTCTGAGGTAAGGGCACCGCTTGAAGCAATGGCAGGCGCTGCACAGACAATGCCTTTGCCTTCTGCTGTGTCAATCTCTGCATACACACCCCAGGCACGCTGACCAAACACAAAGCAGTCATAGTATTCCCTGCCTTCCAGCAAATGACCGGAAATACCCGGTGGGTCTTTATGCAGTTTTGTTTCGCTGATTTTTACAGGTGCTGTGGCAGCATTTTTGTGAACAATCATAAAGTTCACATTGGCAGGCCAGCGTGGAGCAGGCACTTTGATAACCTGCATATTGTCATACATACCTACCACACCTTTTGTCAGCGCTTCCTTGCCCAGTTCCTGTACAGCCATAAATTCCGGGGAATGTTTCAGCAGTCGGTATGTGTTTGTGGAAACAAACAGCATTCTGTCGTATGCAGGCACTTCCTTGTCATCCAGCTGTGCAGTGGCATTGCTGATTCGGTCACAGATATTATCCTTTGTCAGCGGCTGTGCATCACCCACCACAAACCCTGCTTTTGTTGCCAGCTTGTTCAGTACATAAGTGTCAAATTCCGGCACTGCACGTTCCTGAATCTGCAGCATCAGCATTTTGCCGGCATTTTTTGCAAAATTCTGGTCAGCGTCATTGCCTTTGTCAATTGTGATGGCAAAACTGCGGTCCTGAGTCAGTGTCATATCCTGAATAATATCCTGCATTTCTGACGGTGTGCCGTATCTGTTTGTGCCTGTGCGTTTGTAAGTGTTCATTGCAACAGTGATAGGTGTAAGGACTCTTACGGTTTTTGCACCTGAAAAATCATAGTCATTGCACAGTCTGCCTGCCACCAGACTTTCGCGGGTGAAAGCTGTCATAGGCATTTCACTGTTGAGAGTAAAAAGATTTGTTGCCATTTTTCATTTCTCCTTTTCTGTTTAGTAGTTGTCCATTGCCTGAATAAAACCTGCAATAAATGGGTCTTTTTCAGTTTCGCCGCCTTCGCTGGCCAGTTTCAGTGGTTTGCCGCCTGCTTTTGCCAGGCGGTTTTTCAGTGCCTGATTTTCTTTTTTCAGCATTCTGTTTTCCCACAGGGTAACCAGTGTCTGGGGGCTTTCGCCTTCTTCCAGCATTTCTACCAATTCTTCCGGAATTTTTGAAAGAATAAGATCAGCCAGTGCAGTTTTGTCAATTTTGCTTTCCTGTGTTTTTTCTTTCACTGGCTGCTGTGTTTCTTCTTCCAGTTTCCAATCCATTTCTTTGTTTTCCAT